GCAGGTTCGAGTCCTGCCTTGCTTTCAAAGATAATAAAGTATGATTTTCAACGCAAGCAACGAGTTTGATATACAAAGAGCAAAAGAGCGTTTAGCGTTTCTCATCGAAAAGAAAAAGACTTTTGAAATCACAGAAAAGAAGCCTAAGCGTACTTACTCACAGAACAATTACATTCATCTCCTTTTTTCGTGGTTTGCATTGGAATATGGAGAGACCCCAGAATACGTGAAACAAGATATATTTAAGAAGTTAGTTAATCCGCAAATATTCCTAACTGAATATGTGAATTACAAAACGGGAGAGGTAAGGGCTGCGTGGAGAAGCACGGCAGATTTAAATACAAAGGAAATGACAACCGCTATTGATAATTTCAGAGACTATGCCAGTAAGGAAGCGGGTATATACCTGCCAACCCCTGATGATTTAAATTCTCTCAATGAGATAGAAAGACAAGTGAATAATTTACAAGGGAGGTATTATTAAGCAAGTTTAAAATGAACAAAGAAACTATAACCACTCCACAAATGGAGCTATTGATATATGATTACTTTGAAAAGTCAAGCCTTGTAATAGTTCCTAAATTCTCACGGCTTAATGCTGTAAGGTATGATGATGATAGCAAGCGAGGATATAGAGTTGAAAATATTGTTACCCACGAATGCGATATATTATCAGTTACTAAGAATTATTTTCTCCGAGAGATTGAAATAAAAGTATCTGTAAGTGATTTTAAAGCTGATTTCAAGAAGAAACACAATCATGAGGGTAATATCAAGCAGTTTTATTATGCCGTTCCTTACTATATCTTAGATAAGATAAAGGATTTAGTACCTGAACACGCAGGGATATTAGTCGCTGAATATAATGCTGAACTATCTGACCATTGGCAACTAAAAAGACACAAGAAAGCCACATATAACATTTTAGCAACGCCTATTGATGAGAAAAAGTTGAACAAAATATTTAGGATTGGTTACCTGAAATATTGGTTTTATAGGAAAAGAGAGAAATAAGCAATTTTCACCTCTCGTTAAGCAAGGTAAAAAATCATTCTTAACTATCTAAAAACCAACGTAAAAAAGTAAATAAGCAAGATTTAAAGTAAAATAAGCAATGTTATAATGTACCATTGTGTACCCCAATAGGCAAGCTCTCACGTTCGAGCCGTGAGCGGGGGCTATAACAAATGAATTGATAATTATGGTATACGGATATATTCGGGTGAGTTCCGATAAACAAACAGTAGAAAACCAACGTTTTGAGATTAGTAATTTTTGTAAGCATCAAAATCTTTCAATTGATGACTGGATAGAGGAAACTATCAGTGGTACAAAAAACTACTCCAAGCGACAACTTGGGCGACTATTGCGTAAAGTACAAAAGGATGATATAATCATCTGTAGCGAATTGTCTCGTCTGGGTAGAAATCTCTTCATGATTATGGAGATACTAAATATCTGCATGACAAAAGAGTGTCGTGTTTGGACAATCAAGGATAACTACCGCTTGGGCGATGATATACAGAGCAAAGTCCTTGCCTTTGCTTTTGGGTTATCAGCTGAGATAGAACGTAACCTTATCAGCCAACGAACCAAAGAGGCCTTGGCAAGAAAGAAAGCAGAAGGTGTGAAGCTTGGACATCCTCGTGGTTTTCGATGTAAACTTAATGATAAATGTACCATTAAGCACGAATGGATAATAAAAGAACTTGCAAAGGGTACAGAGAAAACAGTTATAGCCAAGAAACTAAAGGTGTCTAGGACAACATTCTATCGTTACCTTGTGTATACAGACATTCATACGCCTATCAATTGTCAGCAAGAAGGATGGAAAGAATACGGAATATACCATTAATTAAAAAAATGAAAACATTATATAAATTAATAACGGATACCGCAGAACAGGCGGGAATAAAAGTCCTTTCAGATGCACGTTGTTGTCAACTATTAGCATGGGTACTAGAAATAGGTGGTTATACAGAGGAAAGTACTCATAATGTTAAACTTAATCAAGATATTCATATAGCACAAAAACGACTTAATATATTAGGTGGAGAGTTACCTAATATGGAATTGATGACCTTATTTAATGAATATCATTCAGAGCTTCTGAATTATCTTAACAAAAAAACCGAAAAACCTCAATGGTTAATATACATTGAAAATTACTATAAATTAATTCCTTATAAAAATAATTAACAACCGATTTGAGAGGAGATTGAGTGCGCATAAATCTTTATCAAATCTCTAATTTTAAATCAAAATGAACGAGTATCAAGAATTTTTAAAGAACAAAATCAAGATAGCTCCTAAGCAAGGGTTTCCTTGTAGCCTTGATGAGATTAACCCACGAATGAAGCCCCACAACCGATTAATGGTAAAGTGGATGGTAGAGGGTGGTAGGCGTGCCTGCTTTGCTTCTTTTGGGCTACATAAGACCGTTACCCAGCTGGAAGCTGTTAGGGTAGTCCTTCAAAAGTTAGGAGGTGGCAAAGGACTAATAGTTTGCCCGCTATCTGTAAGACAAGAGTTTGTCGAAGACGCTAAGAATATTCTCGGCTGGGAGGTAGCCCCTAAGTTTATTCGTCGAATCGAGGAAACAGAGGACAAGGATGGTATATACCTTACCAACTATGAAAGTATCAGAGACGGCAAATTAGACCCTCGACACTTTCAGGTAGCAAGCCTTGATGAGGCGAGTATCCTCCGAGGTTTGGGAGGCTCTAAAACGTTCCGTGAGTTTATGAGACTTTTTACAGGTGATGCCGGCCCAATGCAACAACGCAGAGGAGCAGATAATATCAAATACCGATTTGTAGCCACGGCCACTCCCTCCCCTAATGATTATATTGAGTTATTGGCTTATGCTGACTTCTTAGGGGTGATGGATGTATCGCAAGCCAAAACACGTTTCTTTAAGCGTGATAGTACCAAAGCAGACAAACTTACCCTACATGCTCATAAAGAAGAGGAATTTTGGTTATGGGTATCCTCTTGGGGGCTTTTTGTTACAAAGCCTTCTGATATTACCCAAAATGAAGCAGACGATATAGGGTATATCCTCCCTGAATTAGATTTGCGTTGGCATGAAATACCTACCAATCACTTAGACGCGGGGTTTGATAAGCATGGACAAGGGCTTTTGTTTAAAGATGTAGCGTTAGGATTACAAGCCTCTGCCAAGGAGAAAAGAGACTCATTAGAGGATCGTATCCAAAAGATGTTAGAACTCCGAGCAGAAGACCCTGAAGCGCATCGTGTAATATGGCACGACTTAGAGAGTGAACGCAAAGCAATTGAAAAGGCTATCCCCACGCTAAAATCTATATATGGCTCACAAGACTTTGAAAAGCGTGAGGAGATTATCAGAGCTTTTTCGTATGGAGAGCTGCAGGAGTTAGGAGCAAAGCCCGTAATAGCAGGCTCAGGATGTAACTTTCAAAGATATTGTAGCTGGGCTATATACTTAGGAATAGGCTATAAGTTTAACGACTTTATCCAATCTATACACCGCTTACAGCGCTTCCTCCAAAAGAACAAGGTACGTGTGGATTTGATATACACAGAAGCCGAACGAAACGTACGAAAAACCTTAGAAACAAAGTGGAAAAATCACAACAAACTCGTAAAGAATATGACGGAAATAATCAAGAAATACGGACTATCTCATTCTGAAATGGCACAAGTACTCACCCGCAAAATAGGAGTAGAGCGTATGGAAATAAAGGATAATTATTACCATATTGTAAACAATGACAATGTGTTAGAACTCGACCCTAAAGAAAACCCTCACGCTTTGAAAGATAATAGTGTGGGACTTATCCTAACCTCAATACCCTTCAGTACCCAATATGAGTACTCTCCTAATTATGCTGATTTTGGACACTCTGAAAGTAATGAGGAGTTTTTTAAGCAAATGGACTATCTCACCCCTAATTTGTTCCGAGTGTTACAGCCTGGCAGGATAGCAGCTATACACGTAAAAGACCGTATCGTACCCATGGGGCTATCAGGAATGGGCGTGCAAACAGTATATCCTTTTCACGTAGATTGCATACAGCACTACACCAAGCACGGCTTCGCCTATATGGGAATGAAAACCATTGTTACAGATGTGGTTCGTGAGAACAATCAAACCTACCGCTTAGGATGGAGTGAACAATGTAAGGATGGAACGAAAATGGGAGTAGGAATGCCTGAATATCTCTTATTATTTAGAAAGCCAGCTACAGACAAAACAAATGCTTATGCAGACGAACCTGTAATAAAGGATAAAAAAGAGTATACACGTGCAAAATGGCAGATAGATGCTCATGGCTTTGCTCGATCCTCTGGGAATCGTTGTTTATTTCCTGAAGAATTGGCCAAATTAGCACACGATGTTATTTTTCAGGAGTACAAACGCTTTTCATTGGAAAATGTATACAATCATGATTTTAATGTGAAGATAGCCGAAACGCTTGACCTTCATGGGAAATTACCTACTTCTTTTATGCTATTACAGCCGCAAAGCTGGAGTGAGGAAGTTTGGACGGATGTTACTCGTATGCTTACCCTCAATGGTTCCCAATGGAGCAAAGGAAAAGAAATGCATCTTTGCCCAATGCAGTTTGATATAGCTGACCGTATAATTGAGCAGATGAGCAATAAAGGAGATGTAGTATTAGATCCTTTTGGCGGGCTAATGACAGTGCCTTATCGTGCTATCCTCAAGGGGCGTTATGGAGTTGGTTTTGAACTCAATCCTCAATACTTTTTAGATGGTGCAATTTATTGCGAATCCGCTAAACAGAAAGTAAGCACACCTACCCTGTTCGACTTCATAGAGATAATGGAGAAAGAGCAACAAGAAAAGGAAATGCAAAAAATATCATAAATACTCATTCATTTTTCCTTGTCTTTTGCCCTCGCTTGTACTTGGCGTGTATGCTCAAGGAGAGGGCTTAGGACAAGTGATTTAAAAACTAAAAAACATGACAAAAGATTTAACGTTCAAAGAGAGTTGGTATAAAGCTATGAGCCATCTCCCTAAGTCAGAACAATCCAAAGTAACCATGGCTATATTGCATTATGCATTTGCTGATGAGGATTGGGAGAAGGTACTCCGCCCTCAATCACGAGCGGTATTCCTGCTAATCAAAGCAGACTACCACATGCAAGAAAAATTAGCATAAGAAGTAATTATCACGTTCATTTAAAATAAACACCAATGGAAAGAGAAAGTTTCGTGTTTTATAGTTCATTCTTAAAAGCTATCCGAGCGATAAAAAAGAGGGACATTCAAGCTGAGTTAGCACTTGCCATAATTGAGTATGGAATTACAGGTGAGACTACTGAATGTGGCGAGGTAGTGAGTGTAGCAATGGAACTTATAAAACCACAAATAGAAGCTAATAATCAAAGGTATATTAATGGGAAAAAAGGTGCAGAGCATGGGATAAAAGGGGGAAGACCGAAAAAAGAAAACCCCACCGAAACCCCACCGAAACCCCTAAAAAACCCCACTGAAACCCCTAATGTAAATGTAAATGATAATGTAAATGATAATATTTCTTTTTTAGAAAAAAAGAAACAAAAAAACGATGTCGCGGTTTCTGATTTGGAAAATGAAAATTCAGAATCTCCCATAGAGACCATTCAAACTCCAAAAGAGCAAAGCGGCGGCGGGCGAAAGCGTTTCACAGTACCAACGCCTGAAGAAGTGCAAATGTATTGCGATGAGCGCAAGAATGGTATTTCAGGGCAACAATTCTGCGACTTTTACAGTTCCAAAGGTTGGAGAGTAGGTAGTCAGCCAATGAAAGACTGGAAAGCAGCGGTACGCACATGGGAGGTACGAAGAAAAGACACCGCGCCCTCTATAACGCAATCACAAGCGCAAATTTCGCCACCAAAACGTATCCGCTTTGACGAATACGGAAACGAGATAGTTTATTAAAAAAATAGCCTTTAAAATGCAAAATAAAAATATACCACATGACCCAGAATTGGAGGGAATAGTTATCGGGGGTATGCTCATAGAGCAGCGAGGAGTTTCTGAGGTAGTTGAGGTGGTGAAGGATACGAATGTGTTTTACAACCCTAAAAACGCCCTTGTTTATGACGCTATCCTCTCCCTATACAAGTCCTCGCAAGGGGTGGACATGATGACCGTGAAAACGGAGCTTCAGAGAACGGGCAAGCTCAAAGAAGCGGGAGGAGGTAGTTACCTTGTGGCGCTCACAGAAAGGGTATCCTCTTCAGCGCACATACAGAACCACGCCATACTTCTTATGCAGCTTTATGTTAAGAGAAAGAGTATCGAGGTAGGCTATAACCTTGCAGAGCAGTCGTACGAGGAGGATACTGACATCTTTGAAGTCTTAGATAATTCCTACAAAGAGCTTGATAAAATTTCTGATTGGCTTTCTATCAAACAACCGAAAGAGATAGGCGATTATCTGACAGAAGTACTCAGACCAAGAGCTGAAAGAGATAGTATTCCTATGGCTGTGAGAGATATTAACCTCAAGCTAAATGGCTATCAACCAAGCGACCTTGTAATCATAGCAGGAAGACCTGCCATGGGAAAGACGGCATACGCTCTAAGTGATGCGCTTCATCAGGCACGATTAGGCTACCCCGTAGGGATATTCTCCCTCGAAATGAGCGCACGACAACTAACCGCAAGGCTATTTGCCAACTATGCGGGGATAGATAGCAATAAGTTAGCTATTGGCACGCTTTCACAGAGTGAGATGGATGTAGCTGTAAGTCTCCGCCCTTCATTCGGAAAATTGCCGCTGTATATTGATGACGAACCTTTTCTCACTCTGTTATCGCTTAAAATCAAAGCGAAAAAGTGGGTGAGAGAAAAGGGGGTAAAGATAATTTACATAGACTATCTCCAGCTCATCAGTAACTCCCAGAGAGGGCGTACACGAGACCAAGAGATAAGCGAAATATCCCGTACCCTCAAGGGGTTGGCTAAGGAATTAGATATACCCATCATTGCCCTATCCCAACTATCCCGCGGAGTAGAAACACGAGGCGACAAACGACCTATGCTTTCAGACCTTCGAGAATCGGGAGCCATAGAGCAGGATGCTGACAATGTACTATTCCTCTATCGTCCTGAATATTATCAGATACCCCAATGGGAGGACGGCACGCCAACCGATAACGAGGTAGAGGTTATCATCTCAAAGTTTCGCAATGGCACAACAGGAGGAATAATAATAGGTTGCCAGCTACAATACATGCGCTTTTTTGAACGAGGAGGAAGCGTAAGTATGAATATTCAACAAGAAAATAATTTACCAAAAATTGACCCTAAAAACAACAGTCCATTTTAAAATGAAAAGTACAAAATTTTTAACAGAACTAAGAGCGAGGGGCTTACAAATCACAGAAAGGGAAGCGCAACACCTCATGGAAATAGCTGTAGCTGATTATCGTAAAAACCAAGTAAAACCAATCCTTAAGCGGGAAAATATGGCTCATTATATGATTATGGCATTATCCTATTGCAAAGCTACCAGTGAATTACTTCACATGATTGATGAAAGCTATCCAAGGTTTAGACTTAAACAGGTATTTATGGAATGCAAGAAGAAGAATAACGAAGTAGTAGAAGAGTTTGAAAAGGCCAATAAGATAGACCCGCAGATACTCAATGCTTTCAGTGCATACGCAAACGATTTAACTGAGATAATGTATTTACACATGGACGACATTAATAAAGAGAAAAAAGAACAAAAAGCAAATGAAAATCATTGACCTATTGCTCGTACCCAACGATACAAGCTAATCGGGAACGCCGTAACTGTGGATATAGTAGAATTAATAGCAAAACGATTAAAATTTATAGAACAATGAAAACAATACAAGAACTCGTCCCACTTATCCAAGAGTGGGCAAAAGGAAGGGGGATATTTAAGAAAAGCACCCCATTTGACCAACTCCTTAAGACACACGAGGAGGTTGGCGAGCTTATTAAGGCGTGTTATGACAATGACAAATCTGCTATCCAAGATGCGATAGGTGATACTATGATTTGCCTTATTAACTATTGCGAATTTATAGTAGAAGATGTATTATTGTATATAGAGACTGCAACTGAAATACTCCCTTGTAAAAAGGTGGATAAAGTGTTACTTGCTGTTGGTGTTAATTCTCATTTAAGTCTTATATTGAGTAAATTTGCATATAAAAGGAATGGAGTCAGTATACCTGATTTCGATGATATGTTAGAGTTATTTAATAGCCTTCATAATATAGCTTTTTTAGAAAGCACCACCCTTGAGGAGTGCCTAAATATCGCCTACAACGAAATCAAAGAAAGAACTGGAAAAATGATTAACGGTAAATTTGTGAAAGATTAATTAAAAAAGAAAATGATGCAAATTATAAATAATACAGGTGCCATCATCAAAGAACAAATTAACTTAGGTAACATTGATAATTTCAATATTGACTATTTATTTAAAGATAACACCAGTAAAAAGATGAAAAATAACAACAAAGCAGAAATCATAGCTCATAGTAAAAGAGCTAATACAGGTGAAGAGATTATCACCTATAAACTGACATTTCCACGTATTATTCTTAGTGAAGTTAATACCTATAAAATGTTAGAAAAAAATACATCTTCATCTCGTGCCATACCTTTTGAGAAAATGGTTGAGGTTGTCGATAAAGAACCTTTCGTGCCATTGGCCTTTCAAACCCATCATAAAGGAATGCAAGGTACAGAATACATAACTAATCCAGAGGAAATAGATTATCTTGAAGTTAAATGGTTAATAGCAAAAAGCACTGCCATAGAAAGTGCTTATCAATTGTACAACAATGGAGTCACGAAACAACTTGCTAATCGAATTCTCGAACCGTGGATGTGGGTTACCCAACTCTGTACAGGCACTCGTGAATCCTTTGAACATTTGTTTGAACAAAGATGTCCTATTTATGATATTTCAAATGAAGTATTAGAGTTAGCTGCAAGTGATACAGAAACTTCCTTTAAAAGTAAGAAAGATGTCATTAAAAGGTTTCCTCAATTATCAAAAAAAGATGATTTATGGTGGTTACAACACAACAAAGGACAAGCAGAAATTCATTTTATGGATTTAGCAGAAAAAATGTATGATGCTTTGAATGAATCTAAACCTACTTCTTATATTAATTCTTTAAGTGATTTTTATGACAACTTTTGGCATATACCTTTTGAAGAAGAAATAAAAGAAAAGTTTGGTGAAAACATAAGTACAGAAGATATAATTAAGATGTCTGTTTGTCTTACTGCAAAAATATCTTATACTAAGATTGGTGATGAGAATACAATTACTATAGAAAAAGCAAGAGAAATGTATGATAGACTTAAAAATTCAGGACATTGGAGTTGCTTTGGGCATATAGCTAAATGTATGGCTAATTATGAATATGAAACTTGGATAAAAGGAAAGTGTGAAGAAAGTGAGAGTCTTAATATTTTAGCTGTCCCTAATGAAGCAAAGGGATACAATAAGAATTTAAGAGGATTTGTAAGTCTAAGGCAATATATTGAAGATAAATCTGATTTTAATTATGAATAAGAACTTAATCGTCCTATCAGGAAAGAAAAGAGTAGGTAAGGACACCGTGGCCAATCTATTCAATGACTACACCCAGCGTAAATACGCACTAAGAGCCTTTGCTGATCCAGTCAAAGAGATAGTATCTCAAGCAGTAGGAACAGCCTCATATGCGCTAGACCTTTACAAAGAAAGCCTATTAGTAGCTGTCAATGGCATACAGAGCAACCTAACCATAAGGGAGCTATATCGGAAGACAGCTGACTTTTACAAAGAACTCCTCGGGGAGGATATATTCGCTAAATTAATGCTAAGGCGTTTAACTTACGAGAAATGCGAATTTCCAAGAGTGATTATCACAGACATGCGCTTCAAGGTAGAATATGAGCAGATGGAACTAATTGATCCTATCTTTATCCGTGTAAAAAGAAACATGGGTAATATGGATACCCACCCCTCTGAAACAGACCTTGACGATGTGCCGGATAGTTATTTTCACTTTGTGATTGATAACACATGCACGCGGAAACAACTCAAGGAACAAGTGCAAACCATTGTCAAAAAGTTAAGAATATGAAATTATATATCTCAGGAAAGATTAGCGGCACAGACCTAACTCAAACACGCAAGCGATTTAGTGATGTTGCTGACAAGCTCCAATCATTAGGACACGAGGTTACCAATCCTCTTTGTAATGGATTGTCTGAAACAGACCCTTGGGAAGCACATATTGCAAAGGATATTGCTAATCTATTACAATGTGAGGGTATATACATGCTACAAGGATGGGAGGAAAGTCAAGGAGCAAGGATAGAACATGCTATGGCAAAAGATGCTAAATTAATAGTATTTTACGAGTAAAAAAGTAATGATTTAGGGTTACAAGGAGCTTATTTCTGTATCCTCGTAACCCTTTATTTACTTGGCTTTAAAATTACAATTTAACAAAATGAGTTATATTTATTGTTGGTTTTATTGTCGTTTTTACATACGTTTTTGCATGTGTAAATGTTACTCATTTTCAGATAATTATATAAAAAAATTGTAGGAATAGTTTAAATATTTTTGTACCTTTGCGCTTTGTAAAGATTTAACAATCTAATATTATATTTCAGGTTATGAAGACAAACCAAAACATGATTCGTAAAATGGGTAACTTTGATGTTATCCAGCGTACTAAGGATGGATTTTTCAATGCTACCACCTTATTAAAACAATGGAATGAGTTCGTAAGGAATGTAAATTTAAATGATATAAATTTTGACCAAATCAATGAAAATTTAAATAGGGGGAATTCCCCCCATTTGAAAGAGAAGGATATTAAAGAGTTTTTCTCAAATAAATCTACACAAGAATATATAGGCGTCATACTATCAAAGGAGAATCTTAGTAATAAAAATTCTGTATATACAGCAAACAGAGGAAATAAAGGAGGTACTTGGATGCACCCTATGTTGTTTATTGACTTTGCTATGTGGCTTAATCCTTATTTCAAATATGATGTATTAAGATTTGTATCTGATGAAATGATTAAGTACCGAAACCTTGCAGGAGATAGCTATAAAATATTAGCTTCACATGTAGCGACTATCGTTCCTAAACAGCTTATGCCTATGGCTATGAAAAAGATAGCACAAGGGTTGAATTTTATAGTTTTTGGAGATCACAAGCACGCTATGCGTAATGAAGTAGGAGAAGAAAACAAGCAAGTAGAACTTTTCCAACTACAACAAAAAGTGGCTGACCTTATAGGAGATGATTTCATAAAGTCATTTGACGAACTAATAACCTACCTCCGAAAGTTATATGGAAGAAAATACACACCTAAAGCCTTAATAAATTAACTACAAAGCCGCCTAATGACAACAAATGTAATAACCCCTAAGATAAAGAACAAGAACAGCAGACAGCTAAAAAGGAGTCTTCGTATAATGAAAGCATTTCTTCTTATTAAGTATGCCCATTTATACAGCCAGAGATGCCTACATCAATCCTTAATGAAGTCAAAGAATGACTATCACACAGCGGAGAATGTATCCAATATGATAAATGATATATTTGGAGGGCAAACCTCTCCTCAAGATTTTATCTGTGATAAGAACGAGCAAGCAGATAAGTGTATTAACCTTACTAAGGAAATGAAATCATACGAAGGAGTACTAAAAACACTAAACATTGACCCGCAAGATGTATATGCTTTTTGCGCTGATGTAGAATATAACAACTCAGTTCCATTATTCAGATGTTACGGACAACTTGCTATGTATGTAATAGGTCATATTATGAATTATGACTTAGGAATGATAACCAAAGATGAAGCCTTAAAAAAAATACAACACCTTAAGGATTTTGAATTTGCTCCTAAAAACCTATCTATGGTAACTCGTAAGATAGTGCTTCAAGTAGAAGAAGCTTTTGGATTAGTCTTTTTAAGAAGAATTGTAAGAAAATTCAAAAAAGAGTACAGTGGCAAAAAATTTAAAGTGACAATAAAAAGTAATGTACCTTTATGAAACACCAAGAAAGCACCCTACAAACATCTTGTGTAAAATGGTTTAGGTATCAATACCCGCACCTCGTGATATACGCCGTCCCTAATGGTGGCAGTCGAAATGTACGAGAAGCGCAACGCCTCAAAGCTGAGGGAGTACTCGCAGGAGTGGCTGACTTAGTAATTATGCTCCCCCAAGGTAAAAGCCTTTATATCGAGATGAAGGTAAAAGGGAACAAACAAACAGACAATCAAAAAGACTTTCAAAAAATAGCCGAAACTCTCGGACATACTTACGCTGTATGCTATTCCTTTGAGGAGTTTAAAAGGATCGTTGAAGAAAAACTAACAACTGATATACCATGCTTGAAAAAATTAAAACAGCCATTGAGGACATCACCCAAGAACCTCTGAAAGGGAGAAATGTATACCTGAAATTGTTCTGCGGATTAGCTTATAAACATTCTTTTTCTACACAAAAAGAAGTAGCTGCTTTCTTAGATATTCCTATCACAAGCGCTGCCTATTATCGCAAAGAACATATTAGCATGTGCGAGAATACAGAATACCGACAACTTTGCAAAGAAGTAGAGGATAAAATATTGTAATTCTATACCATTTTCATATTAGTTTATTAATTTCTTTCAACAACAACACTACTCCTAAACTATAGAGTGGTGTTTTCTTTATCCTGCTCGTACTGCTCCTTTTGTTGCAAGACGTCCGCTTCCTTATCCTGATAAGGGTACTTCCTGACAATCCCTAACCAACACCCCTGCTCATCGTAGAAGTGGGTGAAGCCTTCAGGAGGAGCGAGCAGCTCCAAAGCATTACACTGCAAATACTCTGCTATCTTTTCCAATGTCGCAAATGTTGGGGTTCTATCTCCTGTATGATAATATGCTATCATTTGGGGTGTCATACCTAAGTTATTAGCAATATCTACATTTTTAACCTCTTTTTTTTGCTGAACTTCTTTTATACGTAGTTTCATTTGTCATTTATTTAGTGGTGCAAAGATACAAAATACTTTTATATTAAACGTATTATTTATTAAATAAAAAGTTTAACATTTTATTTGTTACTTAAAATCAACTACTTACAAAAAATATTTCTTGAACTCAAAAAATAATCATTAAATTATTTGTTTAATTAAATTATTTGTTTTACCTTTGCACTGTCAAAATGAAACAAGAATATTAATCATTAAATAATACGAATATGAAAGCAGTAGAAAAAAAACAAGAACCTCAAATATTTTTTGAATGGTGTTATAACAATTATGAAGTACGCACCAAGTTAGAACTCAAGGGGCGTGGTATAAAGAAGTCAGAATATACTGAAGGTATCTACTTCGTAACACCAAAAGCACTCGAAAAACTTGAAGCAAAATACACTTGCGCCCGTTACGATGTTCATTCATTAAATAACTAACATCAAAGCCCTGAGCAAGGCGCAAAAAGGCTCAAAAATTTAATAACAATATAAATACATCATATAATGCTAACATTAGAACAAATAATCGCCTATCAATCAGAGATTGAAAAATTAACCTTATCAGACAAAGAATGGCGAAAAATCAGTCAAACAAGCAAAGCGCTTGACTATGGTTTAACATTTACTGAATTAATGAGATATATGTTAGAACACGAAAAAGCAATCATAAAAAACAACTTTCAAAAAGCACTATTTATTGAATGCCTTTTTGAAAATATTAACTACCACAGAGAGCTTGATTGCTTAAGAAAATGCGATTACGAAGGCGTCGCTAAAACATATCTCAATAACTAACATTTTCACCCGCCCTTGAACCTTTCCAGAGGTTACCCAGTTCGCTACTGGCAAGGGCTCAAATTAAACCTTTTAAACACTACCAAAATGAAAAATACAGATAAAAAAACAGTCTTTTGCCTTGCATGGCAATTCTTCAAGCAAACTGGTTATACCTTTTCAGAGTGCCTCAAAAAAGCATGGGCAAATATCAAGCTCAAAGCTAAAATGAAAAGCCAGATAGTAGAATTTCACTACAAGAAATTAGACGGCTCAATACGTCAAGCCTTTGGCACATTGTCAAACACACCCCCTACCACAACCAACCGCAAACCTAATGAGAATCTTTTTACCTACTTTGATACGGTCAAAAACGAATGGCGTTCATTCTATAAATTTAACATCTTAGACGTGGTATAAAATGCCCTTCATTTTTGAAGCAGTTAAAATTATTTTCGTATCTTTGCAGATGTATCAGAACAAAAAATATTCAAAAAAAATACGAATTTTATACAAACGAACATAGCAGCCCTTTGCGACCTATATCGTACCTTTGCCCTATATACCAGAGGGTATATAAGGGTCTTTGAAATAATATTGCAACTTAATACAAGGTAATAAATGAAAATACTAACATTACAAATTACAGGTGATAACTTTGAAGCTATCTTAAAGGGGGTGCAAAAAATTGAAACGCGCCTTTGCGACACACCTAAATTGATTAATAGATATTTTTATGTCAATGATAAAGGTGAAAACGAAATACAAAAATATGACGCCTTAAGGTTAATTAATGGTAGAAAAACATCAGGAACAAATCCTGAATTAATAGTCGAAATAATAGATACCAATTGGCATGATTACATTGATGAAAAAGGCAGACAAATGACCTATGAGTTTGAAGGTGATGAATACCCTTACATAGGTATTGAATTTAAGTTAGGTAAGGTAATCGAACACAAAAACACAGAAAAATTCTTTAAGTAAAAGAATAGAATTACATAGCTTAAGAGAGGTTGCAAGAACTTTAATTACTTGCAACCTCTCTTTTTATTATACAATCATTTAAAAACACTTTTTATTATGGCAAAGAAAGTAACAGTATTTGCCACTTCTGGTTATAGTGGTGGCAGACGAGGGGCAACAGACCCATCAACAGGTAAAACAAGTCATGGTGGACGTTACATCACACGAGAACAACGTAGAGCTGACTTAAGAGCGGCATTTGGTGTAAAAGGATAACATTATGTCTAAATTCGCACAAACACAAGCAATAATACAGTCTATCCGTACCCAAACGGATACGGCTGTATTATTCTATTCAGCAGGGGGTAAAGATAGTATTGCTTTGCTTGATATGCTCGCACCTCGCTTTAAAAAGGTAATATGCTATTTTATGTACCTTGTAAAAGACTTAGAGCATATATAGATATACATAGACTGGGCTATAAAGAAATATCCCAATGTAGAAGTACGTCAAATTCCACATCTGATGTTAGATGTTATCAAGAAAAACGGCTTTTTCTGTGATGAAGAACCTGATACAAAAGTACGTAAAATAGGTGAGATTGAACAATCTGTAATGCAAGAATGCAACTCACAATATGCCTTTTCAGGAATGAAAGGCGTAGATGGTTTTATGAAACGCATGCGCCTTAAAATGTGGGCGCCTACTTTCACCTCTCCCAAAGGTATGGTATATCCATTAGCATTATGGACAAACAAAGAAGTATTACAGTACATAGCTAATCGTAACCTTATCAAACCAATGGTATATGTAGCTAAATCTGTAAGTCAAGGGGTAGGGTTAGATTATGAGACCTTATCATTCCTTCAAAAGTACTACCCTAATGACCTAAAAAAGATACTCCAAGAGTTTCCTTATGCTGAAGTAGCCCTACATCAAGAACCTTAAAAAACACAAACCAATGAAAGAGTTTAAGCAATCAGAAACACAAACCATAAACAGATCAGAAATACACTTTGCTCCATATAACCCAAAGAAGCACACAGACGAGCAGGTAAAAGCAATCTTAAAAGACCTTAAAAAGAATGGTTTCTATGGTGGCATTGTTTGGAATAAAGTAACAGGTAATCTTATTGATGGACACAAGCGAGTAATGGCACATGACCTATATCACAAGTATAACGGCACTCCTGAAACAGATTATCCTATCAAAGTGGAAGTTGCCGAGTTTGACCTTAAAACAGAAAAAGCTCGTAATATATGGCACACCAAAAGCCAAACACCCTTAGATGATGACCTGATGCGTGCTTTAGTTCCTGACCTTGATAACTACCAAGAAGCAGGATTAACTGATTTTGATGTTTCTATGTATAGTGTAAGTGTAGATAATTATTCGTCTTATTCCTTTAATGACACTTCCATAACTCAACAATGGTCAAAAAACACAGAAGAAGATGAAGCTCTACAAGCCATTGACGAGGCTACCAAAGAGAGTGAGGAAAATCGCAATATTGACCGCTCTGTAAATTTCTATGAGGATACTCCTGAGAACCAAATCGCACGACACAACGAAATACAGAAAGTAAAAGACCGTATCAGTAACACCAATAATTCAGACAAGGATGGAGGTATGCTATCTTATGTAGTGGTCAAGTTTCAAAACCCTAAACACAAAGAGGCTTTTATGATACGTATGGGTTATGATCCTTACGAAAAAATGATTATTGGAGAGGAATTTTCTAATAGTATAGAACGGATAGATTAATTAACATTTAATAACTTTTGATATGAAACCACGTAAGAAGATAGATAACGAAAAATATACCGACGAGGAGCTTAAACAAGCTCTTATCAAGGCTAACGGACAACCTACTAAAGCTGCCGAAATACTTGGCGTTACCTATCCATCTGTATATGGGCGTATTCGTAAAAATCCTGAATTGGAAATGGTACAAAAAGCCTATCGAGCACGTACATTCAATGATGTATCAAACTTGGTGTCTGTCATTGCTATTATGGGTGTTATTCGTGAGCCTCTTACTGATGAAGATGGTACTGTAATACCTAATCAATTCCGTGAAGTGCCAGTTGATTATCGTACTCGTATGACAGCTATGCAAACAGTACTATCCACCTTCAAAACAGACGACGGCATAAAAGAGGAAGTGTCTGTACAAGGCTCTATCGACATTTCCCAATGGCTCAAGAACAACAATAAGAACAATGATTAAGACTCAACCAGTATATGATCCTTTGTACTTGAACAAAGATAAGTTTATTATCATACTCTCCGGAGGAAGGGGGTCGGGCAAGTCGTACAACGCCTCTACCTTCTTGGAACGCTTATCTTTTGAGGCAGGGCATAAGATACTATTTAGCCGTTATACCATGGTATCTGCTCATAGTTCTATTATTCCTGAGTTTGAGGAAAAGATAGAAGCAGAAGGGACACAGGCGTATTTCAGTATCACCAAAACAGCTATCAAAAACACCTTTTCAGGTTCTGAAATACTATTCAAAGGGATTAAGACCTCATCAGGAAACCAAACGGCTAACCTCAAATCCTTACATGGTATTACTACTTTCGTAGGTGATGAAATGGAAGAATGGCTATCAGAAGAGGATTACGAAAAACTAATCCTTTCTATTCGTCAAAAGGGGGTGCAGTTGCGGGTTATCCTTATTTTGAACCCCTCCAATGCCGAGCATTTCATTTATAAGAAGTACATTGAAAAAACACATAAAATAGTAAAGATTGACGGAGTAGAAGTGCAAATATCCACCCACCCAGACGTATTGCACATTCATACTACCTACTTTGATAATATAGAAAACCTCAATGAGCAGTTTTTTAAGCAGATTGAGGAGATAAAAGCCCAAAGCCTCGCACAAGCTACTAATGAGAGAGGATTCTTTAGTCAATCCCTATTCAACAAAACCAAATACGCTCAAAAAATCATAGGTCGCTGGGCTGATGTATCCGAAGGGGTAATATTCACCAATTGGGAGATGGGAGAATTTGATACTTCACTGCCTTATGGATACGGACAAGATTACGGATTTAGCATTGACCCAGATACACTCATCAAAGTAGCCGTGGATAATCGTAGCAAAATCATTTACATTGATGAAAAGTACTATAATAACAAGCAATTATCCTCTGATGGGCTATATCAACTAAATAGCACTTTGATAGATCGCCCTGACGACCTTATTGTAGCTGATAGTGCCGAACCTCGTCTGATTGCAGACCTAAGAGACAAGGGGCTAAACATAGAGCCTTGCGAGAAAGGAGCAGGCAGCGTATCGGCAGGCATAACAACAATGCTCAATTATAAGTTAATGGTAACGCCTGAGAGTTTCAACGTGATGAAGGAGCTAAAGAATTACGCTTGGAATGACAAGAAAGCAGGTATCCCCATAGATAACCACAACCACGCTATAGATGCTATTCGTTATATCACAATGAAGCTACTAAGTGGTACCAATAACAACCTATACCAACTCGCCTCAATGATTTAGCAGGTAGCACCTGCAGGCAATTATTTTATAATAACTTATACTATGGACAAACAGACTATGACACAAGAAGAATTCAAACAAGGAGTAACATTAATAGATATTTCTACTTATCAGCGTCAATATGATGTTAAAAAACACGAAATACTTACCAATAAGCACCGTTATCCTGACCCTGAAATAATGATACCACTCACTGACGAAGTAGGTAATCCCTTATTAGATAGTCAGAACAAACCACGTTTTGAAAAGCGTACTCGTTCCCTCAATCGTATAGGCTTACCCTATCAAAAGCGTATCGTTGAAATTGCTACCATGTTCCAAACTGCTATACCTTACAAATATACTGCTGAAGATAGTACTTTGTTTACTGCTTTTCAGGAGGTTATCAAGGCAAATAAAATGAACTTTTCAGATAATAAAATATGTACAGAGGTAAAGCGATACACTCAAGTAGCTGAGTTGTGGTATCCAGAAGAGGAGGAAAACGAGCAATACGGTGTACCTTCTAAATTCCTATTGCGCCACAAGGTGCTATCACCTGAAAAGTACAAGCTATACCCACGATTTGACGATAATAACAACCTTATATCTTTTGCCGTTGAAAGTACCACCAAAGAGGGCGAAATTGTATTCCAAGCCTTCACCGCTGAATTTATATACACTTTCACCACTAAAAACGGACAAACTACTACCGAAGTAAAACCTAACATCATAGGAAAAATACCTGTAGTACTATACCAACAAGACAAGCCCGAATGGGATAGTGTACAACATCTTATTGAGATAGCAGAAGAACAACGCACTTATTTTTCTGAAAGTAATAAGAAGTTCGGAGAGCCTATACTAATGATTTCTGGTAAGATAGAAGGTAAAATGTATGGCAATAATATGGGAGGCAAAGTATTCGAGGTAAAAGATGGGGGTAATGTGCAATTCGTAGTGCCTCCTAATGCTAATGATAATTTTGATAGAGAAATGACAATGAATCGCCATGATATACACGAGTTCACACATACCCCTGACCTTTCCGATGAGTTCTATGTAGGCAAAGGAAATATGCTCTCAGGCGTAGGGCGCAAACTCGCATGGCTACCCGCTCATCTCAAGGTAAAAGATAACGAGGCTATATTTATCCCTGCTCTACAAAGGCGTATCAATATCATTTTGGCTTTCCTTTCCAAGATGTATATCCCCTTTGAGAAAGAACTCAAAACCATAGACATCACACCTATCATCACCCCATTTGATATTGACGATGATACCGA